GCAGTGATGCTAACCTTGGTCACTATGATGTAACTGGTGTCACCACAACAACAGTCACAGCAAATGTCGGTGTTGGTGTTACAATCCATGGACCTAAGTTCCTGCTGAAGCATGGACTTTCTGCTAATGATCTGACATCTGATAAGAATGGTGAAAACCTTGGTTCTAGAGGTCTGTCGTTCTTTGGTAATGAGACTGCTATTCTCCAGTCCAACATTAGTAATGAGACCACCATTCACGTCAAGACGACAAATGTTGGTGTTGCCACCGCTGCTAGATTTGAACTTGGTTCTTACTTCCAGGTTGATAATGAAATTATGCGAGTCACCAGCAATGTCTTAAGTGGCTCTGGTGGTAATGAAATGACTGTTATCCGTGGTGCCATGGGTACAGTTAAGGAAAATCATTCTGGTGGAGCACTTATCAAGAAAGTTGAACTCAAGGCGATTGAGTTCCACAGACCAACATATTTGAGAGCATCTGGTCATACATTTGAATATCTTGGTTATGGTCCAGGTAACTATTCTACCGCACTTCCTCAAGTTCAGGTCAGATCTCTGAACGAAGAAGAGGAGACTCTGGCACAATCACAAGAGAAGAATTGTGGTATCGTTGTTTATACTGGCATGAACAATGATGGTGACTTTTACATCGGTAATAAGAAGATTAACTCTGCTACCGGTAAAGAGAAGACCTTTGATATTCCTATCCCAACTGTAACTGGTGAAGATACTAGCGTCAACAGTGTAGTCTTTGATGAAGTTATCGTCAAAGAGAGATTGATTGTTGAGGGTGGTAACTCTGGTACTGTTCTGTCTCAGTTTGATGGTCCTGTTACTTTCAATGGCGAGACAAAGTTCAACGAAGACATTGATGTTGATGCTTCTGTTAAAGTTACAGGTGTATTCAACATCACTGACACCACTCAGTCTACCAGTGTCGGAACTGGTGCTCTGACTGTAGATGGTGGTGTTGGAATTGACAAGAATCTCCATGTCGGCGGTAATGTCACTGCTACTAGTTTCTTGGGTGATGGTTCTCAATTAACAGGCATTGACCAAACATCACTTGTGGATGCTAATGGAACCACTAGAATCCAGGCAAACACCACTGGTGTTAATGTAACTGGCACAGTTGTGGCAACTGGTGCTACCTTCGGTAACATCCAAGTTGGTGATACCACAGATAATACGATTGACACTACAACTGGTAATCTTATCCTTGATTCTGCCGGTGGTACACTTGATGTTAATGATAACCTTGATGTTTCCGGAACTGGTGCTTTTGGTGGTAATCTGACTGTATCCGGATCTGGTACATTTACCGGTGATCTTATCGCCTTCTCCTCCTCTGACCAAAGACTGAAAGATAATGTTGAACCTATTGAAGATGCTATCGCTAAAGTCTTAAGTCTTAGTGGTAATACATTTGAATGGAATGATAAGTCCGATAAAGAAGGACTTGACATTGGTGTCATCGCTCAGGAAGTCGCAGGTCTTGATTTACCAGGTCTCTATACAACTAGAGAGGATGGATACATGGCAGTTCGTTATGAAAAACTTGTGCCTCTGCTCATTGAGGCAATCAAACAACTCAATGCAAAAGTTGATGAGCACCATAAATAACAAGAAAGGCATCCAGAGATGGCGAATTTGAAATCAAATATCAGTTCTATCACTAATGCAATCACCAAGGTAAAAACCTTAAGCGGTGTTACTTATCAATGGAGTGAAAATTCTGATTATAGTGGAGAGCATGATACCGGTGTAATTGAACAGGCAGTTGAAGATCTTGCACTTCCAGGACTGATTACCAGCGATGGTGAAGATGGGAATGTAGAAATTCGTAATGAAAAACTCGTTCCTATCTTGATTGAGGCAATTAAAGAATTAAGTGCTAAAATTGATTCTTTAGAACAAAGACTTGATAATAATAACATCGTGTAGTATCATTGATGTATTGGAATGAGTAAATTGATTATAATTTGATGATTGAATATCCTATCATTATTGAAAACATACTGCCAAATTCAAAATTTCATTCCTTGAGAGATGAATTTGTCTATTCTGGATGGAGACTTGATAACTATTCATATGGTCCTGAAATGGGTGACAAAGCATCCTGGCAGTTGACTGAATCAAACAATAAATTAATTTTGTATGAGTGTGCCTCAATTATAAAATTAAAGATTCAAAAATATTTGAAACAAGATTTAATTTTAATTAAAGTGCATAGTAATGGTAATACCTTCGGACAGACACAACAATTTCATATAGATTTTATTTCAGATAATATTTGGACTTTTGTATTATTTACAGAAGAAAACTGGAATACTCAATGGGGCGGTGAATTTGTATCTCTTGACCCAACCAGTAAAACTTACAAATATACCACTTATGTTCCAAACTCTGGTGCATTGATCCCCTCTCATTGGGAACATTATGGTGCAGCACCAAATGAACGTACCAGCAATCTGAGAACAACCATGGCATTTAGTTATACGTCTCTTCAGTCATACGATTCTATTAAAGACCTTCCCGTCGCAAAAACTTTCTATAAATAACTAGAAAAGCATCCAGAGATGGCGAATTATAGAAAATCGTTTAATTTTCGTAATGGTGTTCAAGTTGATGATGATAACTTAGTTGTAAATGCTAATGGCTTGGTTGGTATCGGCACGACCGTTCCAACTGAGGCTTTGGATGTTAGAGGGACAGCAAAGGTTGTTGGTCTCGTCACTGCTTCTAGTGGCATTATTAAGAACTTGGAAGTAACAGGTGTTACTACAATTACTTCCGGTTCTGTAGGAAATCTGAATGTAAATGCAGCAGGTATCGCCACTGCTGTATCTGGTGTGGTTACCTATTATGGTGATGGTTCTAAATTATCAAACATTCCAACATCACAGTGGACAGATGTTGATGTTGGTTTAGGATTTACAAGTATCTACAATAAGGGATATGTTGGTGTATCTACCAACGATCCTAGAATGAACCTTCAGGTTGGTGGTAATCCTTTACTTACTGGTACAACACCTGGTGGTGTTGGTATCAGTTCTTTAGGGCATATCAAAGCGACTGGTGTTGTCACTGCTACCCAGTTTGTTGGAGATAAGTACACTGGATCTGTAACAGGAAATATAAACTCTACAGGTGTTTCCACGTTCACTGACCTTAAAGTTGGTAGTAATATCACTGCAACTCTTGGTGTCATTACAGCAACCACATTCAGTGGAAACTTCTCAGGAACTCTAACAGGTGGTGTTGTTGGTATTGCAACATCTGCCAGAAGTCTGGTTGACACTCCGGACATTACAGTTGGAACTATCAACGCCACAGAAATTACAGCAAATACACTTAATCTCCCAACTGCTGGTATTATCACAGCTAAGAATGAGTTGAATGTTGGTTCTGGTGGCACAATGTTCACTGTGCTGCAAGATAAAGCAGCGTTTGGTGCTGCAAATCCTGATTCAAACTTAGAAATTAGAACAGCATCAGGATTGTCATCAGTTCATTTAAGAAGTGCAGATAGTGCTTCAATTATCACACTTGGCCGCGGCGCTCCTACAGAAACTACGTCTGGAGGAATCAGATTTGGAAATGCATCAGGAGCTTTCCCATATAGTTCATCTAAATCTTTAGATATCATCAACTATGATACTGGTAATGTCAACTTCTATCTTGAGGCAGGGACTGCTGGTGTAGGAACAGGAGACTTCCATTGGCATAGAAGAAAAAATACTGCCAGATTGATGTCACTTACCTATGGTGGAAACTTGGGTATAGGCATTACAAATCCAACACACAAATTAAGTGTATCAGGTATTTCTACATTTACTAATAATGCGTACTTTAACGCTGATGTTACTATTGAAGGTAATTTAATAATTGATTCTATCTCTTCCAACTTATCTGGAAACGTCACTGGTAATGTAAATGCTGCATCAGGTATTTCCACCTTCACTAACTTAAGGGTCACTAGCACAATTAACACCAGTGGTGTTTCTACTACAGACCGAGTAAATTTAGGCAATACACCTCAGAATATATTCAAAATTGATGAGAATGGAAATGTTGGTATAAAAACTGATAGAATAATCAGCAATATTGAACTTGATGTAAGAGGGGATGTTCAGGCACAAGTAGGTTTGGTTGTTGGTCCAACGACAACTGCAAAATGTGCGGTTGACATGTCAAGTGTCGTTGATGCCATGGATGGCACAACATCAAGGGCAACCATTGCATATATGATTCCACCTAGAGTGACGACAACTCAGCGAAATGCCTTGAGGGATACTGATGGTAATGCACTCAGTTCTGATGAGGCAGGTGCAATGATTTACAACACAACTACCAACAAACTTCAAGTTTGGGATGGTTCATCCTGGAACGATTGCTTCTAAAAACATATGACACTACCATCTTCGGGTCAACTCAACTTTAGTGATATTACTAATGAGTTTGGAACTCCTCCCAATAACAATTTGGGAGCTTTCCGTGTGTCTGAAAACCATGGATCTCTATCAAATTTACCTTTAGATAATACTATTCCTCAGTCAGGTGAGATAAAATTTAGTGATTTTTATGGCAGAAGATTGAATGTTGTCGTAGATTGCTATTCTGGTGGTACAGAAACGAGAGCAAATGCTAGATCAAAATATAATGATAGTCAAGTAAATGTTGTTGGAGGTTTCAGGACTCAACCAAGTCCTCCCTCTGGTATTAAAGTTATTATCAATGTCAATAAATCATTTCAATCTCAAAAAAATAATAACCAGAATGTAGTTGCACTTAGAACTGGAGAATATGGTTCTAACTGTTTGTTAAGAGTTGATGTTGGAGGAAGTGGATATATTGGTGGTGCTGGTGGTGATGGTGGTAATGGATCAAATGGTGCTGGAGGTGGGGAAGCAGGACAAAATGGAAACAGTGCATTAGGTATTGAGTATGAATCTTCAGATGGAACAACTGTAATCAATAATAGTGGAACAATTTCTGCCGGATTTGGTGGAGGTGGCGGCGGTGCTGGTGCATTTGACTATGACAAAAATAGTTCTAGATCTGCCTCAGGTGGCGGCGGTGGTGGTGGTGCCGGTTTCCCAGCGGGTGAAGGTGGTACAGGTGGAACACAAGGTAGTGATGGAGGAAATGGTAGCGACGGTGGTCAAAATTCTGCTGGCAATGGTGGTGGAGGTGGTAATAATGATAATGAAGCAGTCGGCGGTGCTGGTGGTGAAGGTGGAAGCGATGGTGAATCTGCTAACGGTGGCGGTGAAGGTAATGGTGGAGAAGGATCTGAGAGTGAAGGTGGATCTGGAGGTGGAGATGGTGCTGCTATAAGAAGAGAAAGTGGTGGATTTACAATATCTGTAGTGAATAATGGTACAATAAGAGGTGCCACGGATGCCACAGGGGTAGACTAAATAAAGTATCTAAAACTTTATTATGGCATCTGAGTTTGGTTTGATACGAAGGTATCGTGGTGCATTTTCAAAAGAAGAATGTAAGGAGATAATAAATTACATTGAATTTTTTGAAGACAATCACATTCTATCTTATGACAGAGATAGTCTGCATAAGGAAGATCATAAGACAGTAAATGTCACGCACGACTATAATTTCGTAGCATCAAGTAAATTATCTACACTGATATTTCCAGGATTCAAACCTTGTTTGGAAGAATATCTACAAACTTTTAGTGTTTTAGGGCAGAGAAAATTTCTTCTGCATGACTTGAAACTGAAGAAAATACCTCCAGGAGGAGGATTTCATTCTTGGCACTATGAAAATGGTGCTCTAAGTGTGGCACCTAGACAATTTGTCGTTCAGTTGTATTTGAATGATGAGTTTGAGGGTGGTGAAACAGAATTTTTATACCAACAAAGAAGAGAAGAAGCGATTGCAGGAGATGTCATCATGTTTCCTGCTTCATTCACACATACACACAGAGGAAATCCACCTTTGGGTGGAACAAAATACATAGCAACATCGTGGGGAATCATACAAGATGAAAATAATATTTAAAATAGTTGCATATTATCCTGAAGAAAACAGGATTGAAGTAAAGTTCTGCGATGAAAAGTCGGATGTTCCGATTGATAGTTACAAAATGTACTCTATAGATTGTGAACAGTTAGAAATGAGCGACCCAGATCTTTTCACAGATTCTCTTATTAGAAAACATGGACTGAGAATTGTTGAAAGGCAAATAGATAGACGACCAATAAATCCATACAATGTTTCAAAACCCGTCTCTAATGATGAATTAGATCTGAATGATCTTGTAGGTAAAGTTAGAGAGGGTAAGTATTTTTCCAGACCCAGGTATCCAATTAAGATGAGGAGGATTGATTTGTGACTATAAAAAGATTTTTCAAAAAGTGTGAAGAGTTTACAATATGCTCTGAAATTGGTGATGCTGGTGATTGGTTTTTAGACGGATATCCTGATAATTACACCATTTACCACATTTTATTAAAAGGTAGTGGGAAATTAGGTGCTCCATACGAATCAGAGTATCTTGAGGATGGACCTTATGTATTGGTTAACACAAAAGAATACCTCTACAAACAAAGGATTTATTACGGATCAGAAGACTTTCATATTGTTGGATTTAATCCATTAAAACCAGAACATGATTGGGATGGAAGATTAGTTACAGAATCTTTTACTGGTGATGATATGAGTTGGTTGATATGTTTTGACGGCAATCCTGTTGTTAATGGGAAGAAATTGAGTAGATGGGACTATGCAAAACTAGAAACTAAAGAATATGATATTCAACTAAATGGTGGTTGTCTTGGTTTATTTACTAGATTATGATGGAAAATATTGAAGCCGAAGTATTTTCTGACCCATTCCCTCATGTAATTTTTCATAATTTTTACAACAGACATGAACTAGGTTTAATTTGGGAAGAACTAGATTTTTATACTAGACCGGGGAAATTTTTAGAAGCAAAAGATTTTGGTGGAGTAGTTGATAAAACTAATTCACATGCGTTGCTACTAGATGACATCTATAAAGATAAACATAGAAAATTGTCAAACATTTTAACTGTCAACAGAAAGGTGTTTGATGGTTCTGTTTTGGATTTATTTTCCGAAATACATGATTGCTGCTCTATCGCTAGAGATTGTAACTGGGATTGCACTAAAGTCAGATACTACCACGATGGTGAATACTATGAACCACACACTGACAAGTCCATGCAATTCTTGGCATTTTCATACTTTCACAAAGAACCAAAAGTTTTTAGTGGTGGTGAGTTGATCTTTCCAAAATACAATTACAGTTTTGATTGTCCTAATAATTCTCTAATCATGATGCCTGGCTGGGTACAACATGGCGTGAATGAAGTGTCAATAGAAGACTCCGATTACTTTGAAGGGCATGGCAGATATTCTATCACATCTTTCTTTGGAAACAAGCACCCTTGACAAAAGTCCTAAAAGACCTTAGACTCTGCCTTGTCGCGGTTGATGGGAACATCATGAGCTCAAAACACAATAGAGTTCATCGGTAGAGACGTGCTATAATATCTGCAAGA